CATCTTAATTTAAACACGGGTAAGTTTTGTAGTTGATAAAAAGGTTGTTCGTGCTCTACGTGTGTTATTTGAAACATAGACTGTGACATTGGTAAATATATCAAGTCACCTTCTTTTGGTCTATCTACAGTAATTTCATTATCATATCTTGCGACAGTATCACGCCATCTTCTTCTTGATACTATAAAAGTTGCTTCGTCTCTTATTTCTACACCAAATCTTGTAAAAAGGTCTCCTTCTCCATCGAAACCTTCAATGTTTTCGATGTACATTTCAAGTATATAAGATGAATTAAAACTTGATACAGGATCATCACCAAGTATACTATCTTCGTTAACTAAATCTCTTGGTAGATAATAAACGTCTTGACCATAAGTCTTTAGTGATTCTATTACTATGTCTTCATAAAGCAGCTGTTCAGAACGTGCTTTTTGATTGAAGTATAAATTTGTTGCCATGTCATCCTACAAAAAAGTCTGGTGGAAGTTCTTGCTCTATTCTTAAGTTTTCTCTTAGTCTTTCAATTTCTCCTGTTGCGTCATCATATATTTGTCTTCCATTTAAAACGACTCCTCCTGGTAATTGCATTCCTTCAAACTTAATTAAGTTAGTACCCCATTGTTGTTTAATTAAAGCTGTTGTATATTCTTTAACAAACATATCATTAAATACAGAAGTGTGTGTGCTAGGGTCTATAACAGAATAAACTTCAGCAACAATAAAGTCACCTTCCTTAATATCACCATCAGCAAAATCACCGAATATATACAAACGATTTTGCCTTCTTGCAAACTGAACTTGTGGGTGACCATTTAATTTCATGTCTAAGAGAGAAAGATATTGCTGCATTTGTTCATAATACGCAAGGTCTCCAGCAAAGTTCATTAAGTCTGCTATGTCATTAAGCATCATTTGATACTTAATATCAAAAAAGTTTCTTGAGTTATTGAAAGAACTCGTTAAAGGAAACATCTTTGATACAAATAATATGTTACTTGAAAGCGAGATATACTCGTTTGCAACATCAGTTGCAGTTATCTGATGTTTTAAGTAAGTTCGTACTGTGGCATCTGAATGAAACTCTTGATAATACTGTAGCGCTTCGTCGACACGATCTTCGACTTGGTCTTCGTCTACATTAACCTCTATTACCGGCTCACCAAGCTTACGCTTTGCATAATCAATAAGAGCTGCACGTGAATTTGGAACTGCCATTTTAAATCCTTTTTATTCTATTTATAAGGACTCGTTCCTAAAACATCACTGTCCCATGCTGCTTTTAGAGCAGTAATATTGATCGCATTTGTTATTGCAGCTGCCGCTGGTGCGTCTCTAAGCTTTTTCTTCTTGGCCACACTTGCAACTTTTCCATCACTATCATTAGCTTCTGCCGCTTTCATCCAAACGACATCTTCTGCTTCTAGTAAAGGACCTCTTACTTCTCTTATTTTATTTTTAAAGATTTCTTTTGCTGCAGTTAAGTCTTCACTAATAGCTGTTCGTGCGCTATCAAATACCCATGCGTTTCTAAAATGTCTGTCAGATGGCATAGTCGATGGTGTTGCAGCAATTATACCATCTTTATCTTGAATCATTGTAGTCATCTTTCTCTCCTTATGCTACTTCTTGATTAATCTTCCAAGCATTACGCCACGTTCTATGACTTGGTAGATTTTGTTTTTTACAAATTACTAATCTTTTTCGATTAGCTTTCTCATAGTTTCTCCACACTCTTTGTGGTATGTCTTTCATAATTAAGTACTCAATCGCTTGTTCTTCAGTCATCTTATCAACAGGTTTTGTATTATGTAGTAGATAACCTCGAGTATGTTTCTTAAAATCTGGTTTGGCTTCATCTTCAGCCAAAGCCCAATAAACTTCTACCGGTGGAAGTATACCACCTTGTAAAGCACAGGCCAACCAGTTCGGATCTGGTATCGTAACTTTTGCAGGTGCATCCGGCTCGTCCGGATCTTCCCATACTACTCTATAATCACTTTGTACACCGTCTAAATTATCTTTAGCCCAGTGTAATCTATTCCATAAATGTGTTCCCTGAAATTCAGGTGTTTCAATTTTCATGCTAAGTCTCCTAATACGTTAAAAGATTGCAACTCACCATCTCTTTGTGCTTGTGTATAGTCATCAACACATAACATTCTTAAAACACTTGCACTTGGTGGGTTATCGTGATCAACTGCTATATTTGTAGTTTGACCACCAGTATCTTTTACAGTTCCACATGGCACACAATAATTTCCACTACTCATATTATTTGTTATTGCAAAAGTATAATCACCGGTTCCATTATCTGTTGTAAAAGTTATGTTGAAAGAGTCAGTTATTGCAGGAGTGCCATCACCTTCAAATAAACACCAACACTTAGATAATCCTTGTTGTAGGTTTGTGTTATTTGAGCCTTCACCACGAACGTTAACTGAACCGGCAGTTGTCTTACCTTGTACAGTATCTATAACTAATGTACTCATGCTAAATCTCCGTGTCCATCTAAGTAATTATGCCATGCATCTACATATGAATTATTGTATGATGTAAAATCATATTTTGTACTAGTGTTTGTTACATTCCAATTACATTTAACTTGTTCAGCGTTTACTGTTGACCAAGTATCGCCAGCATAAGTGTTTGAACTAAAATTCACTGCATAATTTACGTTTGTAAATGCAGAAGTTATATTCATATTAAATCTTCCTGCAGAAGTGTCGTCAACACTACTTGCATTTAAAGAATCATGTATTACAGGAGTAGCCATATTAACGTATGCCCAGTGTTTTGATATTCCTTCTGGTACGGTCGCAGCTCCTCCACCAGCACTTGATACAACCATGGCAGTCGTATCAGAATCAAACTTAATATTTGTAACTTCAATATTTGTTCCTACTATTGTACTCATGCGAGATCTCCGTGTGTAGCGACATTCATATCTGGTAAATCTGATGCAGAATTACCATCATAAAATCCTCTTATATTTACTCCAGATGTAGTTCTTGCTCTTATACCGCACATTCTGTTACCACCATTATCTACCAGCTCTCCTGCTGCACCTGTTGCGCAATAATCATCATTGTTCATATTATTAGTAAATGTAGTATCATATAAACCAGTTCCGGCATCAGACATAGATGTCGTGTTAAAAGAATCTTGAATTGCAGCTGTACTTTGTCCATTTAAATTACACCAAGACTTTGCTACACCTTGTTGTAAATTAGTAGTGGCTGTGCCTTCGCCTTGTAGTGCGATAGAACCTGCAGTCGTTTGTCCTTCAAAGACATTAGTCTTTATCTTATATTGACCTGCAACGTTTTTAATTTCATCTACTTTTATTTGACTTGGCATGTGTTATCCTATCATATATGCTGAAAACCATAAATAAAATGTGCTAGTTTGTGGTGTTGAATATATGTCAGACATGCCTAAAGCAAATTGCTGACCAACACTTGCTTCTATAATATGAGCAAAATGCCTTCCAGTATGATTATAACCATTATTACCCCAAGTAGAAAGATGTCCATTTTGTGTGTCATCATTGGCTGTTAAAAATAAATGTAGACTTAAGTAATTTGTTGAGTTTTTATAACCGTAACCAGCTTGCACTTGATACATGCCAGCAACTGGAACTGTGTATATACCCGTCGTATTATCAAAAGCACTGTCTCTGTTTATAGCAACTTCATCATAATTATAAATAATATCTGTGCCACTTGCTACAGTAAAGCCATTTACAGTTGCAGCATTTTGCATACTACCAAATCCTCTTACTGCAAAAGCTGGAACTTTAGGCATGTTTATTCTACCACTCGTATCAACAGTCAGTGCACTAGTGCCATTAGTGTGTTCTATATTTTCAATACCTAAAGTACTCATACGACTACTAACCTTCCTCCACTGTTAACTGTTAACGTTACTCCACTCGCAACTGTAATCGGTCCTGCTATCATTGCATTTTCTGTAGCTTCAATAGTTACATTTGCAGTTACTTCTTTGAGTGTAATCTTAAATCCTATTCCTTTTCCTATCCTACTTATTGCCATTATGCTAGGTCTCCTTGTACTTGAAAGCAGTTATCTTGCCACTCATAATTATGA